GGCGGAGCGGTATGGAGCCGCCTTTTGCCTCCTCCAGGATGAGATGAAGATCCCGGAGGTTGAGATGAGTGCCGAAGCGCGAGAGGCATTCATGGCTCATCTCACTACCACCCAACGTAGGATGGTGGAAAAGGCAATTGAGACCTGCAGCCACGTGCCAACCGCACGGACCAAGGCTTTTGTCAAAAGGGAAGTACTGACCGAAAAGAAACTGGTCAAGGAAAACCCACGCCTCATTTCAAGTAAAGAGGTTGAATACTTCGCGGAGGTGGGCCCGGAGTATTACACATGGCAAAAGCAGGTTACACAAGCGCTGTGGGCCACGCCTGAGTTGGCGTTACAGCAAAAGTTTATCTACCCGGGGGCAATGACCGGTGACCAGATTGGAGAGATAGTTACCTATTTTGAAAATCTGGGATGGCATGCCCTTGAGGCGGACTATTCTCGCTATGACGGACACACTGAGCGTGAAGCATTGGAAGCCGAAATGGAATTTTACAGAAACTACCTCTCCGATGAGGAAGTTGAGTTCCTGAAGCTCCAGCTTGACACCAAAGGTCGCACAATGACAGGGCACAAGTTCAAATGCAAAGGGAAGAGGGCCAGCGGGGTGGCAAACACCACGTTTGGCAACACTTTCATTGGTTTCGCCATAGCAGCCCTGATTCTAGCAGAAATGGAAGTTGAGAATTTTTGTGTGATGCAACTTGGTGACGACAACATCATTTTCACCCAACATAAAGTTGATGTGGGCTCTTTCGTTGAAAGGGCCGCAGCCTTTGGGCATAAATTGGAAATGGTGTACCGTGCCCCAGACGAGTATGATTTCTTAGAGTTTTGTTCACAGAGATTCTACGACGTCGGCGACTCCAGAGTTCTGGGACCAAAAATTGGTAGGGTGTTGGCGAAAACCTTCATCAGCACTACCAAGGTTCCAGGGGATGACATGAAAGCATATGTCACTGGAATTGCCAAAGGATTTAAGTATTATAACTGGCTGCCCATTTTAGGGCCACTATGTCAGCAAATCGAAAATCATGGACACGAAGCCTATTCATGCGTGAATAGGAACCCTTACAAAATACATTTGCGTAGGGAAATTGAGGTGGATCCTCAAGCAGTCGCGATGATGTTGAATCGCGTGTACGGAACAGACTTCGAACTGCTTGAGACCATGGTGTTGGAGATGGATGTCATGAACAACCTTGGTTGTTCATTTGAACATGAAGCCTTCTACCAAATCCTTGAAATCGACGGCGTTGTACCTTCGGGTGACGCCAAAGATTTCTTGGGTTAACCATAAAACCCGCTTGGGAAGCCTTTAAACTCACCCGCTGGAGAGACAACCAGTTTAATAAACGTGTAAGGACCATCGTCCGGGATTGTTGAATCCTTAAGATGCTGCGGAGGGTCAGCTGCAAAACCCTTTCCTTGTCGAAGATGACTCACTCCGTGGTCGGGAGAACACAATAGGACCCACGGGGCCGAGCGCGTAATCGGTCCCACAATTCCTCACTGGGTTAGTACCCCGGTGTAGGTCTAAACGCATATTACTAAGAACAGAAATACAAACAAAAATAATAAGCGCAACCCACAGCGCAAAGTGGGCAAACAACAGCAACGTGGTCGACAACCGCAGAATTATGCCAATGATAAGAAAAGCATTAAGAAGATGCTAGGTCAGTTGGTGAAGGCGGGGGGCACGATGTTAGGCGGATCGTTAGGGGGAGCACCTGGAGCAGCTCTCGGATCCGCCGCCGCTGGTATGTTTAATAATATTACAGGAATGGGTGACTACGGTATAGCCGAGAACACCATTATGACGGATAACAAACCAGTGACGATGCACTCAGATAACGGAACCGTAAGGGTCAGACACACTGAGTTCATTTCTGTAGTTAAATCAAGTACAGGGTTTAGCTACAATGAGTACAACCTGAACCCAGGGCTAGCAGGGACCTTCCCATGGTTAGCCAACCTCGCCCAGGGTTTTCAGACGTACGATATAGAGGGATGTGTTGTTATGTATAAACCCCTATCTGCAATGGCAGTAGGTAGTACGAACACAGCACTTGGAGTTGTGGTTATAGCCACTCAATATGATGTTGACGCCCCTTCTTTTCATTCAAGAAGGGAGATGGAAGCTTACATGTACACGACGAGTAGTGTACCATTTGAGCATCAGATCCATCCAGTTGAGTGTGCTCCCAATTCCAAGGTACTAGAGGAACAATACATCAGGTACGGATCAGTCTCCGAGGACAAGCGATGGAACGACCTCGGGAGAGTCACCGTTGCTACGGAAGGGATGCAAAGTGCTGACGATATAATTGGTGAACTATGGATCACCTATGATGTCAGACTCTGCAAGCCCCGCATAGTACCCAGTGGCTACGGGGTAGCCCAGTACGCCCATATCCAAGCCGGGCCATATGACAACAATGAAATTTTGGGGGCATTACAACTCCCAGTCATTGGGTCGCTCGAGCTTTCTGTCAGCGCCACTGGTGCTGGCTATGACACCATTAGTTTTCCCCCTGGGCTAGTAGAGGGATATTTCTTTATTGGTGGATTATGGAGAGGGTCATCCACAGCA